AACATGCGCATAACCGTCAAATTGTTGATCGTCTTTCATAAGGCTCCATCCTTTTTATTTGTTGCTATAAATTCTGCTGTTAACCCGGTATAAAACACCCTCCCTAACCAGCCTGCTTACTATAGAGGAAGCAGATGCAAGATCAACATCGTATCCTTGACCTTGAAGGACTTGTAGTAATAAGCGGGAATTGTACGCGCCAGGGGCATGGTCAATTAAATCAATAATTTTAGCCGTTATACCCCTTGCGGCACGCTTTCTCGGCGCAATGGGGTGACAGCTCACCACTTGTGACTCAGTGAATACCCATGTAGAATCAGAAACCTTTTCTAGGCGGCCTGTGAGGGTTTGACCGATAGTCATAAGGTATCTTTTAAGCGTTTATAGCCATCTGGCATATAGTAGTTTTCGTAAATCCCCATCGGTGAGATTGCGCCGGGCAAGGGCCGCCGTTCGGTGAGGGGCGATGCCAATACTTTGATGCTGGGGTGAAAGCCCTTTGCTTCTGGGTGCGCAGCCGCATAGCTGTCAAAATCTTCTTTGTTGCGAAATAAGAAAGTCCCTTCAATTGTATGAATGCCATAGGTTTCATCATCGCTTTTTAAATGTATATCAAGCTCATGCTTGGCGGCGGTGCTGAATTTTAGGTAAACGTAATGCACCCCTGATAGATCATCGCGGCACAGCTTAATGGTGATATAGTCTTTCTCATTGTTAGCCTTATTTTCATCTATACGCGCATACGCATCATTGATGGATTCAAACTCTGTATCACTCATAAGCCAAAGCCCCCACCTGTTGCCGCTTTGAGTTTTTCCCTAGCGATATCGAGGCAATCAATACAAAGCTCTGCGGTGCTAGATTCATATTCTCGCGGCGCACCAACTTCTACAACGGATTCAACGCATCTTTTGCACTGATCACAAGTTAACTTGCACCAGCTATCATTACCGATTATTTCGGCAACGTCTTTTTCACTGCACGATTTAAGGTTGAGAGCTTTTAATTTTTCGTAAGTTTCTTTTTTATCTGGCATTTCTTTATAGCTATTCGCATATTGATTTTGCCAGCGTTTAGCAACAGAGAGAATTGCATCGCGCTTTGTGGTAACAATCGGCATCTTAAGCGCGGATCCCAGAGCAGAGGTATCGTAGTATTTTATCAGGCTTTCAAAAATTGAAAGTCTTTTTCTGTCATCCATAATAACTCCATTTTTTATTTGTTTTTAGTGATCCGCGCCTCTAACTGTGCGCTTTTTCTTTTAAAGATTTTATGCTGATTTCCCGCGAAAGGCAGTAAGCTATTATATACCGCGCTTCTGATTTTATCGGTATGTTCTTGCGTATGAAAGTTGTGGCTAAAACGTTTATATTTTATATGCCTCTCAAAGCCTTTATGCGAAACAATCAAGGGTTTTGTTCTGTGACTTTCGTAACATAAAACGCATTTTTCATTTACATCTAGGACAATAAGAAAATGCGCCAGCATCTCTTGATAGACATCGCCCGGCTTTAAAGATTCAATCACAAGCCCTCCACCGGCTGTTTAACCTCCTGTTTACACTCCTCGCCAGTTATCGCAAGTCGTAATTGCGTAACAACAACAGAAATAGTAATCATTAAGCATATCAGGCCAATGATAACGCATATATAATCGCCTTCATGTTCGGGGAAGTCTCGTCTCATGCCTCGCCCCCATATTTAAAATCCTGCGGCTTCGGAAAAGGTTTATCATCGCGCTCGGTTATTCGATGCAGCCTTTTGCTAGTAAAAAATTTACCGCCGCTAACTAAATCAAAATGATCTTGTTCTGGCGCACCCCGTATAAAAATCCCTGATACGCATATCAATGCGTCATTGCTCCACACAAATGCCTCTATTTTATCCAGCGCCTGCGGCTCGAACCACCTTACCTTCTCCGGCGTGTCGAGGATGATGCGCCATTTTTCAATTGGCATAAGAGGCGTGGGTCAGGCTCGTGAAGGTTAGGATAGTGTTAATAGGGTACATATTGCGGGGTCTCCAATTCATCTTCATAAAATCTGCGCTGTTCTATTTTTCCGTCCGCCGCGTACTCAACGCAATAGGATGTGCCGCTAGCAGACGTAATGCATTCTTGCACGCGCCCCCTGTAATCTAACCCGTAAGCGACTATCTGCACTGCATCTAGCGGCTTAAATTTGTAATTTACTGCTTGGCTCACGATTTATGCGCCTTTCAACACTTTTAATTGCAGAATGTCTTTATATAGCGGGTCTGGATGCTGGCGAATCTCAATGAGTCCGCGTGAAATTAATCCTTCCATTACACGCCAAGGCTTCATGCCCCGGCGCGGCCTAAAGTTAACCCACTCAGTTTTATATTTACTGAAACGTTCTAACCATTCTTTTTGTTTTTTGCCTAATCCGGCCATCTCACTCACCCTTTTTTTTCGCTAAAATCTCAGCGCATATTTTCTTTTCGTGCTTCTTTAGCAGTTCAAGAGCGGCGTTAATATAAAGCTTGGCGCTCTGCGCATCTTCACGCAGTATTTTTACACGGCATTGCAATTCACGGGGATCGCACAATTCAGCACCATATTGCACTGGCTCTGAAAGCCCCTTAAAAGCGTATTCCAAGTTAAGAATGCAATTATTCAAATGATCAGGCGACATGCTATTTCTCCTCAGTTTCAAAAGCGGCGTCTGGTGGAATTGCTATGCCCACCGATCGGCATATGTCTTTGTAAATCTCAATTGTTGCCTTGTAGATATTGATCTCCTTGGCGCTTTTTTCTAAGCATTCCTGCTCGCCAATGGCGTATTCATATCGGCTTATTAGGCGCATGCTGCTGAGGTCTTGGGAGAGAGCTTTTTTAAGTTCACTTACACAGCTTTCATATAGTACAAACTCCATGCCTTGCGTGTCGCCGCTCGATAACGGTATCTTTAAATTGCGCAGGATTACGGCTAGCGCGTCTTTTTTAACAAGACAAAACGGTTTAAGGTTTTTGATCATAACTCACTCTCCATCCGCTGCGTTTGTTGCTGCTGGCAGAGGCATCCAGTGAGTAGGGTTTCTATAAGGCTCACTTTGGCTGCCGTCCGTCCAAGATGGGGGGCTGCAGCTAGGATCCCACCAAACAACATCGCAAGTCGGGATGCCGTTAGGGTAGCGATGCTTGCACCAAGGTGACGGCTCTGCATACTCAAACACGCATATTTTCGTCCCATCTTTTGGCGCGGTTTCGATCAGCGGCCAATCAGGTGCAAGGAATGTAGCTTCAGGTTCTTGATTCATTGTTTTTCTTTCTCTTCTTTGTGTCCTACACCAACAATCGGGCAAAGCACCAAAGCAATTCCGGCATTGGTCGCGGGGAAGGGTTCCCATCATAGCTTTCTTGCCTCACTAAGTGCCGTTAACATTGTTATGATGCTTGCTCCAAGCAAAACAACCGCGTGTATATTCTCCCCGTCCTTAAACATGCAGCCAGCTACAAACGCATCGGCAAGTGTTAAAAGCGAAAAGAATATCACCTCAAATTCAACTCTACTCATAAGTTTTCCCTCTTTTAAAAGGCTCTAAACAGCACATAGGCTGCGCCATAAAAGACCAACGCAAAAGCAATTGCATTAAGCAAGGCGCTATAAATCTTATTTGGTGGCTTTTGATTTTTCATTTTTACACAATCTTTCTTTTTTTAATTAATCAGCATATGGCTTTAAAGCGGAAACAAGAGCAGCACGCGCCTTTAATCCAAAAGGGATATCTGGCTATGTATTGGAAAAAACAGGGACCCAGCCGGGGCGCTCGAACGTATCAAAAAAGTAAATGTTGTTGTGGTCTGTTCTTTTGACCTCGCGGCCAGGCAGGGAATGTTGAACGGGAACTAAAAGCCCTATAGAGGAAGCGCCAAAGCCAGGCGGCAATGGAGTTACGGGGCTTAAAGTTAAAACATAAAGATTGTCGTCATTCATGCAGCGATCATAATAGTGTGTTGGCTTGCCGCCCTTAGCTTTATATCCTATGAGCCAAAGCGCATAAAGATGAACCGTTGACCTTATCGCGTATCTTTGAAGCCAATTATTGAGCGTTTGCTCTCTTAAATCTGATTCAGCTCCTGAATTTTTAATCCATTCTTCGTGTATCTTTCTTTGCTGATCGATTTTTTCAAAGTATTCAGGGAATATTGTGCTCATGTTATTTAATCCTATCCATGATTGACGGTTGCGGCTTTAAGTTTGCCGATTTTAAAAGCCAAAGCTCCCAAAAAGCCGGGTGCATTCTTGCTTTTCCGCTCTCCCAATACTCCCAGGCCAAGCCGCTCGCGTAAACAAGGGCAGCAGCCTCGGCCATTTTAAGACCAACACGCATCCTTGATGCTTCAATTTCAAAGGGCAAGGGGTTTGAGGCCGCTGTGCGGCGGCCTCTGTTTGGGTGGTTAGGCATTTGAAATATTCCAAGATTTGATCTTATAATCACAGCAATTTTTTGAAACACGCTCAAGCCAATCGATTGCACGCTCTTCTGATTCAACCTGAGGCGCGGTGCGGTTGCCCGCTGTTGATATGAGCAACCTACACCAATTTTTAACACTGTCAAACACTAAGTTTAACTTTTTATTCGGTTTCTAAACGTGTGACAATTGTGCATCTACAGTTAATTGTATTTGCAGCCCTAGCAGACGGATCGCCGGGGAACATTATATCGCCTAGCGGGGACTTAAAAGGCTCGTTAAGAGCAACGCCGTCTTTGTTAATTAAGGGAATTTGAAAGTGAGAATTGCGCACCTTTAAATCGCCTGAGGTTATCCACTTGCGCCTGATTTTCTTTTCTGAAACATCGCCTTCATCAACCATTTGCTGCCATATGAGCTGCTGCCCGGCCTGAATGGCGCGGATGCTTTCCGTTTTTGCTATGACCTCGGCGCGGTATTTTAGGTACTTTTCCCGATAGCGCTGCACCATAGCATCGATGCGTTCTTGCGTTAACTTTTTCCCCTCTTTGATTGCCCGCGCAACGGTGGGGTCGTATCGCTTATCGCGTAACCGCCTTACAAGGGCATCGGTGTCCAGCTGCTCTAAAGAGCGCCTATAGTTCCGCACGGCTCGCTCTTGTGATTCCGTTAAGCCAATGCTTGACCGGATATTTCTGGCCGTCTCAATGGGGTTGGAACCTGAAAGGATGCCATCGGCGGCAATTTGCCGTATGGTTTCTTGAACGTCTAAGCTGATTTCCCTGATCTTATTAAACTTATAATCATTCAGGAAAGAAGCGGTGCGCGGGTTTGTGACGTTAAAGCGCACGCTGATCGCGTTGCCGGATTCGTCTGGCAAAAAGGGAAGGTTATCGATAACAACAGCCGCGCCTGTTTGCACAGCTGCCTGAAAGGTTTCAGCATAGAGCTTTACCGCGCCCGTGAATGCCTTCTCGGTTACTATGTTTGTAATTGCCCGCACGTCTCGCGCTTCCACAGCGGCAAGCAAAGCCTTTAGGTCAACAGTGCTCTGGATAGCCGCAATCATGAGCAGAAACGCCTCACGGATTTTAGGCTCCATAGATAGCGCCGCACGCTCTAAATCATTTATCAGCTTGCGGTCGCTGGCCTTTTTGAAATTATCCATAGTGGCGGCAATTCCCTTGTTTTATGGCGCAGCATCATCTGCAGGCGGCCTCGCGGCCATATTCGCCTCTGCATTCTCAGGCAAGCCAGCAGCGGCACGCACAAAGTTCTCAGTATCAGCATCGCCCGCGTACATGAAGCCAGCACCCGATGTTTTGCTGATAAAGTCGCCAAGCTCGGCCAGGTCAACCGGGGCAACGTTACTGCCGCACAGATAGGGGCAAAGCTCTTTAGCAAACCCGTTGACTTCCCAAAGCGTCTCCACAACGTGTTTTTGAAATCCGGTGATGATGATTTTTTTAAACGCTTCCAGTGAGGTCAAGAACAAATCCGTTTTGCTCTTTGAGAGCGCAAAGCTACCGTGGCCATTGCCAAGCATGATGAAATCAGCAAGCACCGTGCGGGCAATGGATGACTCATAACGGCGTATAACCTTATCGGCATCCACGGCCTTGTTGCCAGGGGATGACAGCAGTTCCAGCTTAAATTTAGGCGTTGAGGTGTAAGAGCCGTCATCATTAGCATAAGGGTCCGAAGGCAGAATTATGCCGCCGTGCTCATTCATTTTGACATCGCGCACGATCTGCTCATAGACGGCGCGGGCTTGTGATGCCTTGCCAGTAGTCGCTGATAGGATTTCCGATGGGATATAAGCAACAGGGATACCCGTCAAATCACGCTCAAACCCGATGGCTTCCTGATTCTGAATGTTTTTCTTGTAGTAGTACGCCCGGTACGCGCTGCGCAGGATGCTGCGGCCTTCCGGGTTATCCATGATTTTCTTTGTGCGCAAGAGCATGCTGCGCTCAATAGGCACAAAACACATTGCATTACCAAGCATTGCCCGCTGCCACATTCCGGTTAGACGGCCTTCCTTGAACTCCCAGCGGTCGAGTGACTGCTGGCCGCGCATAGCAACTTTTGCAATTCCGATTGCCTTATCATCAAACTTGCTGCTCTTTTCTTTATCTTCTTTGTTTTCACCATTGCGGAATTTGAGCACTATTTCAAAATACGCCCACCCGTAAACCAAGAACGATAGCGCCTCGGTGATAAACTCCTCAAAAGTATGTGACATATCGTCAAAGATTGCCGCCTGCATCCAGTCCCTTGCTTCCATAGCGGCGCTTGATTGGTCTATCGGGTCAAACCGATACTGCACAGAGCGAATCATCATCTCAATGGCCAGCAGGATTGCGCCAACAGCATCATCATTATCGGCCATCTCACGATATACCCGGCGGCCTCGTTCGCCGCGCAGTTCTACCAAAAATTCATCTTGAATCCGCCCGCCAACGCTAGGCAATCCAGTGTTGCCAATTTCAGCTTCAACAGCCCCGGCTGCTGCCTTGCCTCTGGGTGTCGCTTTGCGTGTTTTATTTTGAGCCATAACCAAACCCTTATTTTACTTGCATAGGAACGCCAATAGCGCCCCGGTCGTTCCTGCGCATTATAACGGGAAGTTCGTTAATTGCGCCAGCCGCTGCGTCAACTTGGTCGTCATGTGCGCCGTTAGGGAATAAAGTAAGCTCCTCAATAAAGGCTGCGTTCCAAGGCGCACGCACAATATAAACGTTCCCGTTCTGCGCCCGCGCCTCTAAGAGTTCTGCGCGTTTTTCCTTTGAACCCGTGCTTTTTATGCCTTTGAAATTGTAATCAGGCAGCACCTCGCGGGCATAATGGTCAATAGATATTTTACCCGATGACCCGCCCTCTTGCTCCATGCGGATATAGCAATCTAGGCCATCCATAGCGGCGGCACTTTGAACCCGCGCCTCCACTGCTGCGGCGGATAGGCGGAATTTGACTACATCCTCAATGTAATACGCGCCGTTGTGTCCCCATATTTTAACGCCTGCAGTGAAATCGGGGTCGCGGTTCTTATTCGACACCTCTGTTGACGCCATATCATAAAAGCGAACGCATGCGCCCTCCTCTCGAACCTCATGGGGCAGGGCATCAATAAACTTAAACCATTCCGCCTTAAACATACCGCCCTCACGCGGCACAGGCAGTTGTTGCAGCTGCCCTGATATAGCGTATTGCGTCATTTCGCGTTTACGCTTGTCGAGAGCTTCGCGGGTGAATTTTTCCGGCCATAGCAGTTCTCCAGGCTCCTTGCGCCAGTCGCCTATGAAGTGAAATTTATGGTTAGGATCGTATTCAGCGGGCAAGCATACGTGCGTATAATCGCCTGTTTCAGCAAGCACGCCCGAAACATCTTTTTCATGCAGGCGCTGCATGATGACAACAATAGCTGATTGTTCTGAGTTTAAGCGGTTAGGCAAGGTTTCTTGAACAAAACGAATCGTCTCCCAGTGCGCCTCTTTCCCGATATCCGATGCTTTGTGCGGATCATCAAAGATAATGAGGTCGCCCCCTTCGCCTAGGACTTGCCCTAGCGGCGTTGTGGCCATACGAAAGCCCTGCTGATTATTATCCTAGGTTAAAATCTTTGCCCCAGAACTGCTGATAAAATTTAGAATTTATCAAGTTTCGAGAGCGCCGGGCATCGCGGGTCGCTAAGCTGTGCGCGAAAGAAAGAGAAAGGATTTTTTTATCAGCCCCGGCGTTGTTCCAGTTGTCAAAGTACGGGGTGTTAAGCGTCCATAGCCAGGCGGGGAATGCAACAGAGCAAAGCGTTGATTTAGAAACGCGGGGCTGAATATTGATAAGCAGGCGATTGATTGAGCCTTTGGCAACTGCCTCTAAATGTTCACATATGCATTCAAAGTGCCTGCCATCGGTGAAAGGGGCAGGATCGATATAACGCCAAGAGGCTTTATAGAAATCGTGCAAGCTCCGTTCATAAAGAACCTTCTGGATCATTAGGGATTCTTTGTCTGATTTCATGCAATTTTTTTAAATCCTCTTTTGACAATTTAAAAAGTTGTTCCTCCGTAAAAGCTATCTGGCTGCGGTTATCAATATTCACAGTAACAGAGGTTGCAGGCGGTTGCTCTGTTCTTAAATCTTCTGGATCAGCAAAGCGCCGCTCCATTCTTGCTAGAAACTTTTCTATAGCGGATAAAACCGTTGCGTTTATTTCATTCGACTGAGAAATCCGAAAAAGATTCATAAGCGTGCTGCGATAAGAGTTAGCCGCGCCAGCTATGATTTCATTTTCAAAGTGCTTTTTAAGGGTGTCAACATCAATACTTTTACCCGTATCGGGGTTTCTAGTGAGGATTGCAATTGCTTTTTCAGGCATGCCTAAAGCGGCCATCGTTTTGACATCCGCCCGCATTTGTTCGGTAGGGATAAAAGGTTTACCAGTTAAAGCCTCATTGACTAACTCTTGACGGAATATGTCAATTTTTAGCTTCGCTCGCTTTTTTTTAATCGGCTTTTCTAAGTTTTCTGGTGTCGTCATAAGACAATCCCGTATCCTTATTTATTGCTTTTTGCCCGGTGAAATTTTGCCAGCGTTGAATGATGACGTCAACAAAGCGGGTATCAATCTCCATGAGATAGGCGCGGCGGCCTGCCTTTTGAGCGGCAATGAGTGTCGATCCAGAACCGCCAAACAAATCCAGAACGATATTGTCGCGCTTGCTGCTGTTACGAATGGCACGCTCTACCAGCTCAACTGGTTTCATGGTAGGATGTACTTTATTGTTGGATGGCTTATCATGCTTCCAAACAGTTGATTGCTTTTTACCTCCCTCCCAAACGTGGCGCATACCTTCTGGCCATCCATACAATATAGCTTCATATCCTTCTTTATATGACGCAACAGACCCCTCTTCAGGGAGGGAAGGGATTTCTTTTGATTTTCCGTATAAAATAGGCTCATGTTGGGTGTGATAATCCCAAGGGTCAAAAACAAAAGTGTTTTTTATCCACATTAAATATACTGAAAACTTTCCACCGCTTTTAATAAAGGCACTGTGCAAAGAATGTAATTCTCTATCTGCCATACAGATATAGATTCCGCCAGCGGTGTGCTTTACAATGTTATCGCATGCGGCCTGCAGGAAAGCGCCAAAGGCATCCCCTAGCGCATCATTCTTAATCTTTCCAGCCGCGCCCTTATAATCCACGTTGTACGGCGGGTCGGTGAAACACATGGCAGCCTTATCGCCTGCCATGAGGCAATCAACATCCATAGCCTCGGTTGCAGATCCACACATCACCCGGTGCGCTCCAAGAATCCACACATCACCCGGTGCGCTTACAGGATTCGGCTCAACATCCGGGGCATCATCTGGATCGGCGGCAAAGTTTGTGAAATCCTCAATAGGGCGCAGCAGCTTGCTTACTTCGTCTGCATCAAACCCGGTCAAAGACATATCAAAATCTTTTACCCGCAACTTTTCCATTTCTTGAATGAGGCCATCAACAGACCATTCGGAATTTTCAGCGATTTTGTTATCGGCAATCCGTAACGCTATTTTTTCATCCTCTGATAAATCAGGGATGGTAACGGTCGGCACTTCCTCTAGCTTCAAAAACCTAGCGGCGGCAAGGCGGCCATGCCCTGCAATTAAAACGCCGCTTTCATCTAAGATGATAGGGGCATAAAATCCAAAGCGGGATATGCTTTGCGCCAAGTCTATAACTTGCTTTTCCGGGTGCGCACGCGGGTTGCCATCGTACTCTTTAAGGCTGGCAACCGCACGATACACGATTTCAGTTTTATATGCCTTCTGCAATGGAAGGTTTAGTCCTTCTATTGATGCATTTTTATTCTTTTTATTCGCCATAATTAAAATACTACCTTAGCTGAATACTTCATCATCGGTTTGATGAAAGTCTTCTTTTTTTAGTGTTGCTGATTTATCGCCCGCCGTAATAGTGACATCGCCAGCGGCGGTGATACCCTTAAACGAATCGTGGATTTCCTTAGCATTGCGCTTAATTTCATCATCCGCCTTTTGCGCCAGACTCTGCTCATAAAAGCCGGGGATCTCAAAGTTTTCGCCAATCCCTTCAACGTAGGTCCCCACAAGTGCAATCTTCTCCTCATAGGCTTTTGAGTCTTTGCGGTATTTAAGAACCTCTTTAAAAATCGGCACGTCAAAGCCGCGATTTTTCACTTCCGTGGCAAGTTCCTTAATATCATCATTCACGGCCTGCAGGTCTTCTTTGAGGCGCTCCATGCGCTCCACCAAAGAAAGCAATTCAGGATTGTGGATATTGTGTTTTGCAGAGTATTCTGGCGTGCCTTTATCGTAGACGCCTGCCTTAGTCTTCTTTTTGGGTTCCGAGTCGTTTTCTGCGAAAGGGTCGTGGTTTTTTTGAGATTTTGCCATGTCTTACTCCATCAAGGGCATTTGTTGAACCTAACAAAAAATCAGAAAGAACGGTATCGATAACATCCGCCTTAGTTTTGCCGGCGCGTTCGCAATGCGAAACAAGAGCCTCTTCTAACACGGGGTCGATTGTGCTTGTAAAGATGGGTCTTTTTCGTGGAGGTGCTTTAGATGCCGCTTTCTTTTTTTTCGTCATAATGTTTGTATTTACATATGCGTCAAGCGAACGCAAGAAATATTTTTATCAAGTTCTTTGTAGTAATTTAAAAGCTCTATGCAGGCGGACCGGAATGCAGCCATCTCAGGTGGAGGCTTTTTAGGGAATCGTTCTGGCCTGCCTACAGGTAAATTGTCAAGAACGGTCGCGGTGAACATTCGCTGCGTTGCCGGGTTGATGACTTGCAGTGCATCGCGGTACTTGCACCAGTAACGCATCTTGTTGCGCTCGAATGCCTGCTGCGTTGCAAAGTGCTGCTGCTCAATCATGTAAAAAAGATAATCGCGGCGGATACGGCAACAGGCGTGAAATTCGTCATGCTCAATAAAGTTAAAGGTCTTATACCGAAAAATCATTAGATCGGCTGGTTTTTTGCTGCCATCATCGGGGCGCAATATATGATTAATATCTAGGATTTGCAATTTTATTTTTCCCTAAGATACTATCGCTAGTACAAAGAAAAAAATTGAATTACAAGGATTAATTTTATCTAATTATGCTTTGGGGATAATCGGGCGGCAATTTTTCCCTGAGACGTCACAGACGTACTGCGCATCGAATTCATCATAGCGGGCAGGGATGGGTGGATTATATTCACTCTCGTTTCGCTCTACGCGCTCGAATAGGTCTAGTACCCGTTTAGAATAGCCCCGCATTGCCTCTAGGAGCTCCGTAGAGTTAGGGTAGAAGGGGCGCTGCTTATCCTCCCTAGTGTCCGACTTCAAAAAGTGCTGTACAGTCTCGAAAAGGGCAAATTCAGGATATTCGGTGCAGGCTTCCGACATAACCTCCAAAAAAGTATCCCACTTTGCAGCGCCATCTGGAAAGATTTTAAAAGATGAAAGCCGGGTGAGATGATAATTTGCGTTGAACTCAGATGGCCTCGCTACCGCCCTCAGCAGTTCCGTCTTGTCCTGTGATGATATCAACGGGGTATTCAGGAAAATTAGGCGTACTGAGTAATCCTCTGTCGAGCTGTTCCTGCCGCGCCCTAGCAAGCTGCTTTTGAGCGACTCTAGCCGATCCAGCAAGGATCGTATCGAAATAGCCTCGCTTTTGGTTAGCGGCATTTCCAGATCCAGCCGCTGCGGCGTTACCACCAGTTCGTTCCGTTGCGGCTGCTCGCTTCTGCGCATCACCAGCGCACCAGGCAAGGAAGGTATCGTCCCAGTCGTTTGAAGTTTCCCCTTTGCCCTTTCGGTTAAGGAAATGATCGCGGAATCGATGCTCTGAGAGCTTGAGCTGCTGAGGGGTGACGCCGATCCCACTCGCGGATTCCAAGCACTTTTCACTAGGTCGCCAATCGGCTGGCAAACTTGATCCTTTACCGCTGTGTGATCGTTTGTTTCCGGCGCTTCCATCTGATTTACCTTCTTTTTCCCCACCATTTTTTAAATTATTTTTTTTATCCGCGCAAGCGGAAAGTGTGGGGGTGGGCTTTGCTGCGTTTTCAGGCTCTGCCTCGCGCACGCTCTCACACACACTATTATTTATAATAGTGTGTATATATGGTTCTGGTTCTAGTTCTGGTTGCTTGAGCATTGCTTGAGCATTGCTTGAGCTTTGCTTGGCGGTGGATTTTGCTTTTTTTCCGCCCTTCTCGCCAGCCTTTACGCGCTTTTCATGCTTGGCATTGGTCTCACGGATAATCGCCATGGCGCGATTGTTGGTCCACGCATCTCCTTTTTTGATGAAGTATTCGGCAAGCACAAAGTCAACATCGCTTCGTTCTTGGTCAAGCAATGCTTTAGCAATGCTATAGCGTTGCTCGTGTGGGATGGGTTCCCCTTTTGAATAAATTCGCCTTAAAAGAAGGAAGTAGACCCCATGTTGATAGGTTGTTAAATCGAACGTTTTATTTGAATAATCGCCCCAGAAAAATGGATAGTAGGGTAACATTATCGCCTCGTTTTTTTGATTTTAGAGATGGCTAGGCCATTGGGATGGCTATAAGGCTGTAATTTTGTTTAGCCCTATGTTTTTAGCGCCGAAGTCTTTATAAGGTGCTGTTCTAAAATGATTTCTATCTGAGACGATAACGCTCTGCGTTCTTTTTTTGCCTGCTCCATACAGATATCTAATATTGTAGGATCAACGGTG